AATCTTTTGGGCACAATGTCATTCTTTTTCATGTAATCCCAGTTGCACATGAAATCTGTGCCACCACCACCTGTGATTTGATACTGACTGATGTCACCGTCATTGGGACCATAATCTTGTTCATTGTACACTTCAGTGTCAAAAGTCCAAACTTTTATTCTGTAATCTTTGTATTGATCCATGATGGATTTGATTTCGCTCAAAAACACTGTCAATTGTTTTTCACTGATGGATCCGCTGGCATCAATAGCCACAGCAACATCTATGGTTTGTTCAAACTGAGAACCTGGCAATACCACACCTGAATGCCATCCTTTGCGGCTGGGTCTCATGAAACTGTAATCACTTTTGATGGTGCTTTGAATTTGTGTTTGCAGTATTTCTCTCCAATTCATTTTGGGATTGGTCATGCTCTGCACAATTCTTTCTACCTCTTTGGGCAGATTGCCAGCACCTGCTGCCTGAGCAGATTGCAGTATGGAATCTTTGATTTCGTCTCTGATTTTTCTCAATTCTTCTTTGCTGAATACGGGTTTATTTTGTTTGCCACCGTCTTTGTTATCTTTGTTGTCTTTGCCACCACCATTGCTTGGATCATCAGTCCAATCCAAATGTTCATCCAACAGTTGCCCCAATTTTTGCAATTGTTTTTCGTCATATTTTTTATAAATTTCATCATACACTTTTTCTGAACTCCATCCTTCATATTTAAAATCTTGGAATATGGGAATGTCTTTGGGTTTTTCACCAATGTTGTCTCTCACCAATGTGTTGTTCACGATGTAATCACAAGCCACATTATATATTTGTCTATCTCTTTGTTCAGTTCTACCAATGTGATCAAACACACAATGCAGTATTTCATGTGCTATCACGAATTCAATTTCTCTTGCAGAAAGTTTGCTGAAAAACTTGGTGTTGTAATAAAGATTTTTGCCATCAGTGGCTGCTGTGGGACACCAATCATCACATTCTTGAATGCCCAATCTAGTGGCCATGTTGCCAAAGAAAGGATGTCTCAACAACAGTCCTACTCTGGCCACGATGATTTTATCCAACACTTCTTGTTGTAGTTTGTTTAATTTTTCTTGCTGTTTTGTGCTCATAATTCTTTCAAAGTACATGGGGCACTTTGCAGTGCCCCATGAAGGTTACTCTTTGGAAGTGACCTTTTGTGCGGCAATAACGTACTTGCCGTACTTTTCATGAAACTCATCGAAACATTTAATAGAGTCTGGATCAATCGGTAATTGATATTGAGTGAGAGCAAGTTTAATGCCCATCACCACAATTTCAGTATCGAAGTTATCCATAGCAAATCTAAGAAACTTATTGACTTTGTCATTAAACTTCTTATCTTTCTTATCACATGCATCTTTCAGTTCGTAGCAAAGGGAGACCGTCAAGGAATACATGGCACTGATTTCTTTGGTCTTCATTTTTTCTACCTTCCCTGACAGGATGTCAGATGGATTTGGTAGGTCCTTAGCCACTTTTCTGTGAGCCATGAATTTTACTGCCAGTCCTTCGCCCACTGCTCCGCTCACTAGATCTGCTGTGGTGCTCTCGTCTAATTCGTCAGATAATAATTCACTGACGAATGCCCAAGATCTGGGAGTTGCGAATGATCTGCCTGAACTCTTAGGTTCAAAATCGTATAAATCTTTTTTACTGAATGTCAAAAAACCCACCACATCTTTGTGTATGTTGTGTTGCACAGCCCATTGAAACCAGTCATCAAAATCCACTTTCATTTCTATATGGATAAATCTGTTGGCCAAAGGTGCAGGCATTCTGTATGTGATACCTCTGTCCGCTTCTCTGTTACCAGCGGCAATAATAACCACATTGTCAGGCAGCCTGTATGTGCCCACTCTTCTGTTTAGGATCAATTGATATGCTGCCGCTTGAACTGATGGAGCGGCTGAATTCATTTCATCCAAAAACAATATGATTCTTTTGTGTTTTTTAGAAAATTCTTCTGTGGGTAATTCACTGGGTGATGCCCAGATCATATTATTTTCTTTGGCATTGTAGTAGGGTATGCCTTTGATATCTGTGGGTTCCCACAGGCTCAATCTAATGTCTATCACATGAGCATCAATGGTTTGAGCAATTTGATGCACAATGTCTGATTTACCAATACCAGGTGCTCCCCATAAAAATAATGGACGTTTTTTGTTGATTGCGTGTGTTATACTGCTTTTAGCATTGTTGGGACTGATCTGTCTAACTGCTAAACTTTCTTTGTCTGCTTTGGCCATGTTGTACTCCTTTTGTGTTTGTTTCAGTGCCTTAGTGTTATATACATAATAGCATCTGTGGAAAAAGAAGTCAACTGGATTTGAATCAAAAAAGTCATTGAAATCAACAACTTAGAATGCTTGATAATTGTGGATATCTTTAGTGTTCAAAGGGTCTATTCATGGCTTTAAGCAAGCCATATTTGCGTATGTCACCTGAAAATAAGTGAAGTTCCATGGCCTTCTTTTCATTGGTCACAATGATGCCATCAGCAGCCAAATAGTATGGACAATCTATAAATTTGTCTAAAAATATCAACACCTGTGTGGTGATGGTGAATTCCTGTGGAAAAGGCACATCATAAGTCTGTAACTCCAGTCTTTCCTGAACAAATTTAAGACCTTCTTCTGTGAGTCGCAATCCACCTTCTGCTTTCACACGACTGTTGCGCCACCATATGGGTAGATATTCTTTCATGGTGTTTTCATTGACGGAAATATTTGCCTGTTGAAGGAAAATTTTAGTGTAGGTGGTTTTCCAGTCCATTATTTTTCGGTTACTGTTTCACCTTGTGTGAGTTTGACCACGGTGAAATCCTGCACATTGAAAAGAGTGTTGAGTTTCTTGGCAAGATTGAAGGCATGTCCCGGATTAGAGAAAGAAACTTTCTTGTATTTGGGACCTGGATAATTGGTGGTCATGTTGGATGATTTAAGATTGAATGGTTTGTTTTTGTAAAACACTGCCCAGATGGCTTCTGCGTCCAAAACTTGTTCGGACTTGTAGTCTTTCTTGTTGACGTTCTCCAAAAGAACTGTAGGCTTGGGTCTACTCATGTTTTCCTTGTGATATGAGTTAAGCACGTATATTTATGTCTTTTGGTAAGATATTTTTTTTGGTACAGTGGTGATGACACCACAAATCTGTGTTAAAACAGGGTGTAAAACAGCACACACACCAGTGCAATTGTAGACATCAAACTGATGCCAAGCAAGGGAAAAAACGCCTTTAATTTGAATCTAATCCACATGTTTTTGCCCTCTTCTTGGAAATATTCCGGAGCAGTCATGTAAGGATTAAAATGGTTGTTGGGCAGATTGGTGGAGGCTATTTGTTCTATTTCTCTGTCAGAGATGCTCACAGTTTGCCTCCATCCATTTGTATCTGAATGGTTTCTTCTTTGTCTTTTTTGGTCAACAGTTGTTCATAATCACCTGCCAATCTGCTCATCACAATGCCCAATGTGTAGGCCACATTTTTGGCAGTGGTGATGTCAATTTTTACTTCTTTTTGCTTGCTTTGATCAGCCGCTTTGATCTGTTGTATCAATTGTTGGATGGGTGCTGTGTTGATGGGTGTGTTACTCATTTGTGGTGTGTCCTTCCTGTTTGTTGGCACTGCTGAGTTCTTGTTTCATTTCCAGCAGTGTTTTGAATGGTCCTTTGTTGGGATATCTGTCTATGGTGAGCAGTTTGGGACAGAAACTTTTGACCCAACCTTTTTCAAATTTAATAATATAATATCCAGCACAGTACAATGATTTGGATTTTTTACTTTTGGTGAACAATGGCAATTTTTTTTGCACATCAAACACAGGATTACAAGGTTCAAATTTAGTGGGATATCCATACACTGTTTTGGAATCCACAGTGGGTTCTTGCTGTATGGTAACTGTGGAATTTCCCCATAACCAATCACCTTTAAATTCTTGTTGTAATTGTTGTTCATTGTCAAACATTTTTGTACCAGTGGCACAACTGAACATGTATCTGTGATCTTCTTGACGACACAGTGTGCCTAATTTAATGCCTTCAGATTCCAGTATCCAAAATTTACCGTCCAGGATGGGTTTAGCAATCACTGTCATGCTGTGACCTCTTCTGTCGTTTTGTATTTGGCATTCAATGGTTCTGCATAACTTTGTGCTTGGTCCACTATTCTTTGCATGTCCCATTTGGCACAGAATTTTATCAATTTGATTCCCACTTGCTCCACTGCCTTTGGTTGGGCTGCTTGTGATACAGTTTCAGCCATGATTTGTTTGATTTCATCTGGTTGTGCTCGCAAATCACACAGTATCACGTTTCTGTTGTAATCATCCAATACTCTGTGTTCCACACCTTCGTGATCCAACCATCGTTGCAACATCATGTTGTTCCAATTGAATCCTTTGTTCTTTCTATCTTCATATGCTTCACGCAGACCCACTTTGGTCTTGGTACCTTTGGTTCTCACTCCTGGAAAAGCAGAAAATATATTGTCTGTGCTGTCTCCACGCACACATTTTTCAAACAATTGCCATTCTGGCTCCGGCGCTGCTTTGTTTTCACCTGTTTTGTTGTCTTTCACAGCATTGCCTTTTCGATCAAAGTACCCTTCTTGAGTAATGGTCACTTCTGTGACACCATTGTACTGTTTCACATTGGCAGCAATCAATTGTGCAAAATCACTGTCTGTACTAATAATCACATGCTGATCTTTGGGATGAGCTTGTATCCAAGCAGAGATCAAATCATCTGCTTCCAGTCTTGGATTTTGCAACACTGTGCAATTGGTTTTGTTCTGTATGAATTCTTTGAAATTGTCAAAAGTTTCCCAAAATACTGTTTCTTCTTCTTTTTCTTTGGCAGTGAGTGCTGCACGTGCATCCGATCTGTTGCGTTTGTAAGGTGCGTAAAAATCTTTGCGCCAACTGCGTCCTTCCAAACAGAATACCACGTGATCACCACGAAAGTCTTTCCATACTTTTTTTACACCATTTAAAGTGATGTGCAGAGCCATGCCTATTTTTTCCGCCACATCTCCATTGGTCACATGGCGTGATCTAAAAAACACATTGGCTAAATCCACAAGTAAGTACGTCATTAACTGATTTCTGATCTGTCTTTTCCTAATTTATTAACATTGATATAGCCAGCACCACGTGTGGCATCTTGTCCTTGTTCCTGCAACACATTTCTAGTGACTTCTCTAAACCAACCTTCCACTATTTCTTCATTGGTTTCACCTTTGTATCCTGCTGTGATCAGTTCTTCTATAAAAGCATTGTTCCAGTCCAGTTCGAAGAAACCATTCCTAATGTTGTCTTTGTTCAGATGTGTCTCCAACACTGCCACCCAAGGTTTACCTGCTTTGGTTGCCGCTTCTTTCTCACGCAATAATGCTTGATGTGATTCGCTTTTGTTTTCAGTTGCGTTTTCTTTTTTAAATATTTTTTTAACTTTATCAAATATTCCCATATCTTTTTGCTCCATTATGTTCCCCATGCATTTTTAAACAATGGCACTTGTAATCTATCACTGTATCTATATCCTATCTTCATTGCCAGTTCTGCCACTGTTCTATTGTTCATATGATAGACACTTTCTACTCCACCCACAGGCATCAGATACACTGATCCTGAGAATCCTGCTGCTCTGTAATCTGCCACTGCTTGAATTGCTTCTTCAGCATCTTCTTGGGTGGCCACCACAAATTTCAAATACACATGACCCACTTCTCCATATTCTGCCACCACTTCAGGCAGTATGGCTTCTTCTCTTTTCTCTCCACTCACACTTAATTTGGCACTCACAGAGAATGTTATGGATTCTCGGCTTCTACCGTTTTTCTGACTCCATTCAGTAAGATATTTTTTAAAATCTGCATGTAATTTTTGTGTGCCATTGGTTTCAAAAGTGATATCTTTTAAAGTTTGCATCTTCACATGTTCCAACACATCTGGGTATGATCTCTGCCAACCCAGCAATGGTTCACCGCCTGTGAATATAAAATGTTCATCCACCCAACGTTTGTGGGGCAATATCTCCATGATTCTCGCTACAATGGCATCTGATGTCAGCATGGGAGATAAATCTTTGAATCGCGGATCCCAAGATGCATATGAATCACAGCCTGTGTTCACCAAAGGTAGCTCTTTGTAATCTTTGAATGGATGCAGTTTGTGCTGTTCAAACACTCGATCATTCTCATCACTTCTTATGCCTCTAGGCAATCCAAATCCAGCACAGGTAAAGTTGCAGCCAAATGTTCTCAAGAAAACCGAAGGCACACCCATGTAGCGGCCTTCTCCCTGTATGCTGTAAAACAATTCTGCCACTTTAATTTTGCTCATTATACCAATTCTTCTGCTACTCCCAACAATTCTGCCAGTATGAATAAAAATCCAGCAGTGACAAAATATCCAAATATCAAACTGATGCCCGCAATGATTCTGAATCCACTTTTGATCAGTGATATGTAAAAATGTCCTCGGCTGGTATCTTTAGGCTGTATGTTCATGTTTAATTACTCCCAATGGTGTTGATGAGGATGAATCAATGTAATCTGTGCCTGAATTACTATAATCTCTCTGCACAGTTTCTTTTATTAAGATACCATCTCTAATTTTGTATGTGACCAGTTCCTGTTTGATCACGCCTGTGATGTCACCTTGGAATGCTGCGTAAAATGGTCCTTCTTTATTTGTCATTTGTGTCTCCTATCTTGGTGCAAATTGTTGTTGCAGATTAATATTATCCATAAATTCTTTCTTAGTGCCAGCATCATCTTTGAAAGCACCTTTCAGCACAGTAGTCTGTGTCAATGAACTGTGTGCCATAATGCCTCTGTTTTCACAACAGCCATGTGTGGCTTGTATGTACACTCCTAGATCTTTGGCTCCTGTGGCTTTTTCGATTTCATTGGCAATGTCATTGCACAATGCTTCTTGCAGAGTGCCTCTTCTAGCACACCACTGTGCTATTCTAGTGTATTTGCTCAATCCTATCACTTGGCCATTGGGTATGATGCCAATGTATGCCACTCCGCTCACTGGTTGATGATGATGACTGCACACTGATTTCAATTCACTACGCACCACCAGCATGCCTGTGTAGGCATTTTCTCCCACATTGGGAAATGCTGTGGCATCGGGTCTAGTTTCATATCTACCGCTCATCAGTTCTGTGAGATACATCTTGGCCAATCGTTTGGCAGTGTTTTTGCTGTTGGGATCATTGTCAGTGTCAATCACAAGACTGTTCAGCACAGACGCAAAAGATTCAGTGACTTCCTGTTCCAACAACTCCAATTCTCCCTGCTCAATGTGAGCTGAAATGTTATCATTGGCGTGATAATTCACGCCAGCCGCAATCAGTCTTTGTCGAATCTTTTCTGATGTTTTCATTATAATCCTTATAGTGTATTATTTTAACAGATTTGTTCCAGTTTGTCAATGATTTGTGCCAAAACAATTTGGTTGCCTTCTTCATTGTAATGATTGATCTCCCCTCTGTAGTTAGGCCAAATCATGCTGAAGTCCAACAGATTCCGTTCCTCCACAAAATGATTGCTGATACCAAAATTGTCTATGTGCAAGCTGGTGATTTGATCCAATCTTCTGTGTATGTCTCTGCGTATCAATCTGTAGATATCTTTTTGGTATTGGTCATCATAGTGATATCTAAACCAATTTTTGGCAGTATCTAGACTTTTATTCAACCAACTGTTGCGTGATTCAATGTCATTTAGAATAAGATCACAATCTTTGTGCAGTCCCTCTTTGTGTATGGGATGAGCGGGAGTGTGTACTCTACTGGGACTGGTATGACTCACGATCACACAGTGATAATCATGCTGCCACCAAGGATTTTCCTTAGCAAAGTTCAACAATTGTCTTAATATTTTGTATTCACCCACACCTGCTTGTGCAAGATTGGTCACATCATATTGTTGGGCCAGTTGAGTGGGCCATCCTGTGACTCCATTGGGCCACACACAAGCAAAACTGTCACCTATGATTAAAATTTTTTTTGATTTTTTATCCATGGTATGTATTTCTCCACAATCAATTTGTGATAATCAAAGTTGTAATGTTCTTTGTCATGCAATAGATAATCAGTGGGATTCACATGGTTGTCCAGCATGTATTGTTCAATGGTTTTTTCTGCCACTGTGGTATTTTTTAATGCACCATAATATTCCAAACTCTTGGGCCATTTCAGTCTATTCATGAAGTTAAACACATAAAGTTTGGCGTTATGATCTGCACAGATCCTATCCCAAGCAAACACATTCAATAAAAAGTCACGACGCTCCAAATGTGTGTTCAATTCAAAAAACAATTTAATCTCCATAAAAGTGTTTTTTCTTATGTCTGGCTGCTGTAGTCCTTCTGTTTCACTGATCTGCAAACCTGGAAATCGATTATAGTCTTCTGCTGTGGGTTTGTTGTACAATTGCACTCGGCCTTCTTTCAATAGTAGATCCAAATATTTCTTTACTGATTCTGTGCTCTGTTCACATTCATGCACAAAATAATCCAAAGGCAATGCTTCATCTGTGAGTTTTTCATCAAAAGCCAACACAAATCTATTCAATGGTGCCAAACACACAAACACTTCATCTGTGTCAGGAAATTTATTCAGCATGTGCTTGATCCAATCAGTGTACATTCTGTTGGTTGTGCCTGCGTGTGCATAGATGCTCACAGGTTTATTGTTCACTGTGTTGTAAATTTCAGCATAGTTGTTGTTGTTCCAATAGGTATAACTGCCTGGTCCCACTTTGTTGGGCACAGTGATATATCCACAAGTGTGGCTGTCTCCTATGAAAAGTGCTCTGCTCATTTTTTATAATTTCCTTTGTGAGGAATCACATGACGCACACCGCCTCTAGGATCCTCCATGTCTCCTTTGCGTCTTGGAATCAGATGCACGTGTGGATACATGCAAGTCTGACCTGCTGCTGCTCCCACATTAATGCCAATGTTGTAGCCATCTATCAATCCTTTTTGAATATTTTCGTTGCCAATCTTCAGTGCCAATTCAAAACATTTGGTAATGTTCTGTTGACTGGCCACTTTGGGTACCAGCAGTGCGTGACCTTCTGTCACAGGATATGCATCTTCATACCAAACACAATCTTTCAAATTATACACTATTTTTGACCAAGGAGCTCGGCCTTCTTTTTGTGCTTGTTCCAGAGTGTCTGTGGTGTGCATGTTACCATTGCTCCCAAGGAAACACAATCCATCTAGGATCTTCCAGTTTGTTGATCACATATCCTTTGAAATCTATTTCTTGATAGGTGCTAGCAGTATTGTGCAATATGGCAGCAAACTTCAGTCTTTTAGGTTTGCCAAAATTGTTTATGATGTAATTCCAAGTGGCTCCTGTGTCATTGATATCATCCAAGATCAACACCTGTTTCTGCCAAGCATATACCTTTTCCAGTGTGCGTAAATCAGGAGTTTCTGCGTGATCTCGTAAACTTACATTTAACACATGATGTGGTATATCCAACTTGTGCGACAGATATATGGATGGTATACAGCCTCCTCTGTTGACACCCAATATCACCTGTGGTAGCCATTGCTGATCAGTCAGTTGCTGATGTATGTTCAGCAGTGCTGCACGCATTTGAATCATGGTAAAATAATTTTTATTCACAGTTTCCATTTAAAAAGGCATTCTCAGTTGCATTTTATTGTCATAATCATCCACCACAATGTTGTAGATGTTCTTGAATTTTTGAAAAGCAATGTCCAATGTGGGGTATAATTCACACATTTCTTTCACTTTGTGCATTTCAGGCATGACATCTTCGAATAGAATGGGTAATTTGTAATCTTCAAAATTTACACCTTTCATAGCATCTGCTTCAAAATCAATTCCAGTGGTGGTGATGGATGTGGCTCCAAATCCATAAGGCACAGATATGGTGCTGGCTGTCACAGTGTTGTTGCCTGTGTTGGCAGTATAGTTAAAATCTGTTTGATAAACGTTTTGTTTGATGTTCTTATCTTCCATTTGTGATCCTTTGGTAAAGTTGTTTGCCACTGAAAAAATTATCTGCCAATGATATTTTTTGTTTGTGTACCAATGGAGCATATTTCTTGTAGTTGGTCATGTAATCTTCTATTTTTCCTTTCAGCAGATGTTTGTGTTTTTGATATTGCTCAAAAGATTCTGTCCACACACTGGGATATTTGAATTCTTCCTGAGCCATTTCTTTGTAGCTTAAACGATCAGGAATCATGGGAATAACTCCCAATACCGCACCTTCATACCAGCTGATGCCCAGTGTCTCTTGTAGATTTGCACTGAAAATCAGTTTGGCTTCTGCTAAAAGATTGTGATAGTCATTTTTGTTTTTGCACACTTCCAAACAGGTCACAAATTCATACTGTGGCATCTCTTTGGCCAAGTCTTGAAATATGTTGTGCTGTTTTTCAGGAGCCAATCTGTGTGGAAATAGTATAATGTTTTTCTTGGTCAAGTTCTTGTATGCTGTGAGATCAGCATTCAAATATTCCATGGGCCATCCACATCTCACTATCTTGCCTGACTGTAACATTTGATCCACTGTTTCTTTGTCAGCCATTCTGCCCAAATCCATCAAATTGTGTAAGAACATGTCGATATGAAAATCTGTGGCAAAGTAATTGTGATCAAATGATTCGAACATGCTCTTCTCTGCATGTCGCACCCAAGGTTTATCACCTATCAGCCTGCCAAGGAAGTCTTGTGGGTCATATGATCCTGCGTGCCACATGCCACCTATTTTAATTTTCACGTTTAACAGTTCTGCCATGTACTTGAGTTGGATCACTGTGGGATTCCAAGCATCTGTGTACAAGAAATAATCATCATTCTTGATTTCTCCCGCACTGAACATTTCAGCAATCTGTGCCAACTGTTGGCTTTTATAAATGTTGGTGAATGCAAAATTTAAAAAAGCACCTGGAGTGGTACTTTTTACAGTGTCTCCTCCACTGATCACTTGCACTTCAGTGTTGGTGTGTCTTTTCAATTGAATGGGTAGATATTTTTTCCATTGTTTGGTATATCTAGTTTCTACTTCTTCTAGATCCACAATATAAATCTTCATGTTCTGACCTAGTTAATTGTTACAGACTGACTGGCTGCCCACGTGATTGTGGCACCATTTTCTCCATCTTCACTCACATCAATTGTGACTTCTCTATTGGGATATTTTGCATTAATCTGCTGATACAGATCAGCAGCCATCATTTCACAACTTTTATAATCCAATTCCAATGTGCCTTTGCCATATAAATTTTCCAACCATCTTTTAAACTGTATAAATTCAATGTCTCTGTCATCGTGAAACACTTCAATGCACACTTTAAAATGAAACATGTGTCTGTGAGGATAACCCAAAAAACTCACATCATATTCATCACCAGTTTTTAATTTTGGATCTGTCAATGCCGCAGGATATTTGTGCGTGCCTTCTCTACGAAATGTTACCCAAATTTTAGATTTCATATTGCTCATGTGTTTCAGTATTTAGGCTTATAGTATAACAACTTTTTCAATAGTTGTCAATGTCCACTGGATAATCGCCTTTGTATTCACTCCAATCTGTGTAGGTTTTTTTGGTCATCAATTTGTCCAAATCATGTGTCCAAACTCCTGTGTTGGTGGCACCCCAAGTGACGTCATCCAACTTGATCACTGTGTTGGCATTGAATGTTTTGATGTTGGGTATCTTGACCGATATCATGTTGAT